GCATTGTTGGCAACCTACAAATCTGTTAACTTGTAGGTGGCAAGTGACACATATGGTGTCGGTTGATGGGATAGCAAGATACTCACTTAACTCATCTTGCTTGAACATAGGGAAGATGTGTTGACCCAGAAATAACCAACCAGGAAGTCGATTGGTTATGTCGTAAATAGGTTCAATAAACTCTCTGCGAACATTCGGTTCGCCTAGTTTATTGTACCCAAGGATTGCTATTGGGTAAGAAACCCAGTCAGCAGAGGAAGGTTCCTCTGCTATCAGGGTTTGTGCTGGTTCACATTCTTGCTCACTACGAATATCAGCGTGTAGTTCTAAGGCATGTTCAATGCTAGAACCCTCACGCTGTAGTGAGCACTCAACGCAGAACTCATCACCAGTTTCCAGCGAGGTTGCTGGATTCTGGTGGTTACAATCGGAAGATTGTATGCTTGAGCATAGGATGTAATCCATGATATCTCCTTTCTGTTTAGCCAACCATTGGCTAATACGCTGTAAAGTTTATCGCCTTGTCACTCTTGCCCTGTCTGGCTTAGGCCAGACGCTTAGGGCGACAATCGCCGTTAGGCGATTTGACAAGGACGATACACTTGGAAGCGGCAGGTAAAAGCAGGCGGCGCTTGCGCCGATTACTGCTTCCGTCCGTACGGTTAGCACTGGTAAATTAGCCAGTGATTTTTGTTTTAACTGAGGCGCCCACTGTGCTTGTACTGGCGCCGAAGACTGCTGTCCGCTCAGCGTCTCTCAGTACTGGACAACAAGGTTCTATTCTGTCCTGTAGGTCAAGTATCTTGACCCCAGAGTGATTAATACTGGGCTGAGATAGTATATGTATCTACATAAAAGATTTTCCCGTACAAAGTATATCCCCCATACCAGTATCCTTTTGTCCTATTTTGTACTGATTTTTGGGCTAATAAAAAAATACTTTAAATAAAAGTGTCCGTTTTGGCTGTTTGGACGGATTAAACAGTATAGAGACTGTTTCTGTTTTTAACAGTAGCAAGTCCTTGGGGGACTTGCGTTACAGACTGAACTTAAGAACTGTTACAACTGATGAAAACGGGACAGGACTAATGGCATTTAATAAGGGTAATAGTAACCCAAAATCTATGGCTATGGCAGAGGCAAAGGCTAAAGTTTTAGCCCTCGTGGCCGAAGGCCACTCAGTCCATAAGGCTATGGAAGTTTGTGGTAAGAAACCCGACACCGTAAGAATCTGGTGTCTTAGGGATAAGAAGTTTGCTGCTGACTTAACAGAGGCTAAGGCAACCGCAAAGGATGCTTCCCTTGCAGCCCTAGGTATCCCCAAAGAAGAAATAGACTTCCCAAGATTCTCAGAAATTTTTTTACAGCAGAGGGTATTCCCCCACCATCAAGATTGGATTGACTTACTAGAGGACCGAGAGCCTTCATGGCTGCACCCTAGTATGGTTTACGAAAAAGGTGACCCAGCCCGTCTATTGCTTAACGTGCCACCTGAGCATGCCAAGAGCACAGTCATCACCGTAAACTACTCCACATACCGTATCGCTCTCAATCCAAATATCCGCATTATCGTGGTTTCTAAAACGTTAATCAAAGCACGTGAGTTCGTGTACGCAATCAAGCAGAGACTCTCCCATCCACGCTGGTTAAAGTTGCAAACAACTTTTGGCCCTGAAGGTGGTTGGAAAGAAGATTCAGACACTTGGCGAGTTGATACCGTTTACCTTGGGAGCGATGCTAGAAATTCTAGCGAGAAGGACCCCACCATCCAAGCACTTGGTATGGGTGGACAAATCTATGGTGCTCGTGCTGACCTCATCATTCTAGATGACTGCATAACTACAGCAAACGCCCATGAGTTTGAGAAACAAATCAACTGGCTACAAAAAGAAGTTATTACCCGTCTGGGTAAAAATGGTAAGTTACTAATCGTAGGGACACGAATTGCAGCACAAGACTTCTACAAAGAACTCCGTGAGACCAAGCACTGGTCTGGTGGTAAAAGCCCTTTTACTTATATGGGCATGCCTGCTGTTTTGGAATATTCAGAAAAGCCGCAAGACTGGAAAACGCTTTGGCCTAAGTCGGACCTTCCTTGGGATGGGGATTCTGACGTACCTGACGAAGAAGGGTACTTCCCGAAGTGGGACGGCAAAGCCTTATTCCGCAGACGCAGCGAAGTAACACCGCAAACATGGGCGTTGGTTTACCAACAAGAGGATGTTTCTGAAGATAATATTTTTCCACCTGCAATTGTTCAAGGTTGTATTAATGGACAACGCAAACGCGGACTGCTGAAAGCAGGTGCGGTAGGACATCCCTCGCGCATTGAGGGGTATACCATTATTGGGTTTGACCCCGCAATGGGCGGGAATGCCGCGTTTGTGGTGGCCACATATAACAGAGCAGACAGCAGGATATATGTCCTTGACTGCGTTAATATGTCAGACCCTACCCCACAAAAGATTCAAGACATCATTGAGCACTTGGTAGATAAATACAGACCACAAGAATTACGAGTTGAGATTAACGCTCACCAAAAAGCCTATGCACTAGATGATGATTTAAGAAACTGGCTAGCAGCATATGGCTGTCGTTTAGAATCTCACTTTACTAGCAAGAACAAATGGGACTCCAACTTTGGTGTAGCAGGTATGTCTATGCTAATGGGAACTATACGAGATGAGAAGTTCCAAAAGAATAATATTATCGAGTTTCCTTCAACGGATAACTCAGAGGGTATGAAGGCTTTAGTCCAGCAGTTAATAACCTGGAAGCCTAATACTCGTGGTAAGACTGACTGTGTTATGGCACTGTGGTTTGTTGTGCTTAGAGCACGGGAATTTATGCAACAGACTAGCAACATCAGTAGGTATGCAAGAAACCGCTGGGCAACCAGAGCACAAACAGAAAAGCGATACTCAGTTAATCTAGACGAAGCCTTTGCAGAGCAATGGCAAGAGACATACGGATAAGGAAACATTATGCCAAACCCAATCAAGATTGTTAAAGCAGTTAAGAAAGCAGCAGCAAAGAAGTCTGCATCTAATGCAAACAAGCGTGGTCTTAAGGCTGCTCAAGGAAAATCATTAGCACCTCGTGGATATAAACCAGATACTAAAGGTCGTGCTCGTGCAAAAGAATTTGCAGAACCACTTATTAAACCAATGGGTCGTAAAGAAGCAATGAAGTCAGGTGCTAGAGCACTTGATATTGAACGAACAAGATTAGAATTTCCTAAAGCACCAAAAAATAAAAAAGGCAGATAATGGCTAAATCTAAGAAGATGGCACCTGGTGCTTTTAAAAAATCTAAAACATCTCCAGTTGCCCCAGTACTTTCCGATTTGTTTATTCCTAAAACTATAGGAGATGCTGCTATGTATGCAGTACCATGGACTAAAGCCACTCGTGCTATAGGTGGTATTGGTAAAAAGGGTGCTAAGTACGTAAACAAGGTTTATAGAAACATGGGTAAATAATTATGGCAGTATCAAGGATAGGAAAAACTGTAGCAAAAAAACTTGCTCCAAAAACTAAAAAGAAACCTCCTATTAAAGTTAAGAAACCTCCTATTAAAGTTAATTCTAATCCAAATAAAACTCCAGCAAAGTCAATGCAAGGAGATGTAGATGCTGGGAAATATAGTTGGAGAGATAATATATTTAACTCTAGAGAAGGAACTGGTCCTTATGGAGAACCTACATATAATCATAACGCACCAATAAAACCATTTAAAATTAAATCAAGTATTCCTAAAAAGCGTGGTAAATAATGCCTAATCCTAGAAAAATTATTAAAGCAGTTAGACCTAAGAAACAACCAGATAAAGCAGTAGGTGAAGCAGCAACTAGAGGTCGCACTGGTACTAACATTAATGCTAAAGGTAAGAAGGTTAGCGAAAGAGATGCTAAGCCAACCACTAGAGCACTAAGACCAGAAGATAAACTAAGGCCAGGAATGAAGGCTAAGGTAGATGAACTTGGCTTTATGGTTAGTAAACAAAAAATTACTAAGGGTGTTATTCCAAATCTTGGTGCTAAGAAAACTCCTTTTGTAAGAAGCAATGCTGATGCAAATAAAAAATTAAAAGAAATTAATGAAAACCTTTCTACGCTTAGAAACGTATGGAAACGTACCCCGCCATCAAAACGTTCTAACATTGTAAACTCAGCAAATCGTTTACAAAAACAAAAAGATGCTTTAATACAACAACTTAAAAAAGGTAACAAGTAATGCCTAATCCTAAAAAAATAGTTAAAGGTGTTAAGAAACTAACTAACAAGCAAAAGACTTATCAAATTCGTGGTGCTGAACAAAAAAGAGAAAAAGAGTTAGAAGAGCGTGGTGGTAGAGCCTCTCCTGAATTTATTGCAAAATTAAGAAAAGACACATTTCCTCATTTATACAAATAAGGGTAGGTAGATAATTGTTAAGTATTCAACAAATTGCAGCGAGAGTAGATTCTCTTAAAGACCGTGCTGCCGACAAGGACGCAAGAGCGCAAGACGTACTTGCTGTTCGTAAAGGTAAGATTGCATCTGTCTATCCAGAGTTTTTTCCAGAAGGTGTAGACGCAAATGTCGTTGCAAATTTTATTGACATTGTTGCCCGTGACTTGTCAGAAGTTATGGCACCACTTCCTGCGGTTAACTGCTCGGCCGCTAATCA